CGGGTGCGAACGATCCGCGACCACATCGAGCATAACCCGAGGGTGGCCGAGGTGTTCCCGAAGCTCAGGAAGCCCCGCGACCCCGACCTATGGGGCACCAAGCGTTTCACGGTGGAGCGGACCAGGATCAGTAACGACCCTACCGTTGAGGCGGCGGGCGTACTAGCAGCCGGGGCCGGTGGCCGCGCCGACCTGATCCTATTCGATGATATTTGCGACCTGAAAAACACCATCGCTAACCCAGCCGAGCGCCCGAAGGTCAAACAGGCACTAAATGAGGTATGGCTAAACCTACTCCCACCCCATGCCCGAGCGTTCTACATTTATACGCCCTGGCATTTGGACGACGCCAGCGCCACGGAGGTAGAGCAAGGCGAGGCGTGGGGATGTATGCGCCGGTTTGTAGGCGATGATTTCGAGCCGGTAGCGCCCCGCATGTGGAGCCGCGAGGCCCTGATAGCTAAACACCGGGTGATCCGTTCGCGGGCGTTTGCGCGTGGGTTCCAAGGTCGCCCACTATCAGACGATGATTTGACGTTCCCGGGCGCGTGTTGGGAGCCGGGGACCACGCTATTCTACGACCTGGGTCAAGAGGAGGTTACCAAGTGGCTAGGCCGGTGGTCGGTCGTTATCGGCGTTGACCTAGCCATCAGCAAGCGGAAGGGGAGCGCGGATACCGTTATCTTTCCCTTTGCCGTCGATCCTGTGGGCTACCGGTATCCTTTGCTAGACCATATCCGCATGGGCAAGATGGGCAGCGTTGAGACCGCCAACAATATCGTGGAGCTTAACACCATCCTGAGGCCTGAGATGATAATGGTGGAATCGAACGCCTATCAGGTGAGCTTGCTGGAGTGGATAGCCCATGTAGGCGGGCCTACGGTTCCGGTATGCCCCGCGCATACGGGCGCGGTGAAGATGGACGAACAGCTAGGCTTGCCCGGGTTCGCGGCAGAGCATGAGCGCGGGCTGTGGCGTTGGTATCTAGGCGACCGGCGGCACCAGGAGCCCGACAGCCAAACCCAGAATATCCTAGCCCAGTTCCGGGGGCATCCGGTGGCCGAGAAGTCTGACGCGGTAATGGCGGCCTGGGTAGGGTCGCGGTTCCTACATGCGCCCGGGGTAGTGCCCGAGGTGGAGGTACAGATGGACTTTTACGATATGGATGATGAGGATTTGGGGATTTAGGCTCCGCCACCCTTCTCCCATAATGCCGTCCCCAAGGCGACGATAGCCCTGACGCGCCATGTGTCGATACCATCCTGGAGATTGGCGCTCAGGACGAATACCCCGTGACCGCTAACCCGGAACGCTGACCCGTCCCATTCGGTTATCATTCCCTCGTCCGTCACGTTTAGAATTTGTATTCCTTTAGCCATCTGAATCGCCTCCTGTGTTTGGGGGCCGCGTTCGCTTCCCCGATGAATGTAATAATATTACAGGCGATATCGTTAGGTCAAGCGATTGGGCAAAATAACCCGGTTCTTTTCACGCCGTATGATATTGCATGGCTGACCACCCCAAAAAAACAGACTATTTCGCCATCCCCCGCCTAGCCCTTCGCAAACTGGAAGCGTTTACACAGCGCATCCAATACGAGGAGGAGCTGGCCGCCCGTGAGACCCGTCTGTATCAGGACGCCCGGAATTATCTAGGGGCGCGGCCCGGGTTTGACCCGGACGATACCCAGGACCCGGACGAGATGGACCTAGAAACCATCGTCGAAGATAGCCGGGTCGCGTATTGGAGAAACCCGTATATCAGGGGCGCGGTGGATCGGTTCGTTGATTATGCGGTGGGCAACGGGTTCACGCTGGACCTGGAATCGGAATCGGAGCCAGCCCGCGAGTACCTAGAGCGCCTAGAGCGCGGGACGCCGACATCTGCCCTTGGCCAGCAGTTTCACCGGGAGGTTATCCTGAGGGCGCTAATCGACGGAGAGGCGTTCGTTCGCAAGTTCCCCCGGGGCGCTAGTGGTTTGCCTGAATATCGGTTTGTGGACCCGCTACGGGTGACCGATCCGACCGGCACTATATCCCACGGGATCGAGACCGTGCCCGGCGATATACAGACGCCGCGCTATTACTACATCGTCCAGAGTTCGGTGACGATGCAAGCCGAACGGGTGCCCGCTTCCGAAATATGGCATTTCAAACTAGCGAAATTCTCCGACGTTAAGCGTGGCCGCCCATGGACCGAGCCCGCGCTACCTGAGGCGAAGATGTTCGCACAGTGGAAAAAGGACCGCTATATCCTGAACAAGGTCCGCAGCTCTATCGCCATGATCCAAAAGGTGAAGGGCGGGGCGACCCGCGTGACAGCGATCAGCCAGCAGGGCATGGTATCCCAAAGCGCCAGCGGAACCGGCAGCAACGCGGCCAACAAGAGCCCGCGACCGGGCACGGTGCTGACGACCAACGACGGCGTGGATATCCAGATGCGGCCATTGAATATCGGGGCAGGTGACACGGTAGAGGACGGGCGAACCTTCGGACTAGCTATCGCGGTGGCGCTTGGTGTTCCTGAGTTCCTAGTGCTGGGCGATGCCTCAAACTCTAACTACAGCTCGACCCTGATAGCCGAGGGTCCGTTCGTGAAACAGATCCATGCTTTTCAGGCCGCCTACGGTGCCGACCTAGGCCGAAAGTTCATCCCGGCGCTGATGATGGAGGGTGTGCGCGGCGGGGTGGTCGCGCAAGGTGAGCCGCTATGGGCCGAGGTCCACGGCGACCAAGTGGAGGCGCGAGACAAAAAGGTCGACACCGAGGTAGCTATCTTGCAGATCGACGCGGGCCTCAGTTCACGCGAGACCGCGCAGGGGAAACTGGGCTTTGACCATGAGCTAGAGGCCGAGCGCATGGCGGCAGAGTTCCAGGCCCACCCAGATAACCGGATTAGGGACGATGCCGGGATGGATGACGACGAGGACGAGGATGCTTAGTCTATCCCCTATCGGTTCGTGCGGGTGCGCCCATCCACCTGTACGGGTAGAGGCCCGAAAAAAGAGCCAGACCGGGCGAGAGCTAACCGCGATCAAGGGCGAGAAGCGCCCCCCGAAGCCGTCAAGCGACCGGGCAGCGGCGGCGATGACCGACGCGCAGCGGGCCGAGCTATCCGCCCAAGGTGTCCTGTTTGCGCGAAAGCCGTACCTCAGGAAGGTTATCGACGGCGAGGAAGTTATACAAGCCAGCATGAACGATGTGGGCCGGGGCGCGGCGGCGGCAGTACGGGCTGCGGCTGGAAGCGATGGCAAGGTCTCGAAGAAGCTCAAGGATTTCGGCGGGATCAAGATCCAGGTGGACCAGCTATACCAGGACCACGATATTAGGACGCTGGCCCAGGTGCGGGACACGGTGAACGATTCGGTCAACGGCGGCGGTATTGCGTTCGCCCGTGGCGTTGAGCCAGTCTTGCCCCCTAGCCTGATGAGCAATGAGGAAATGGTGCAGTACCTAGCGGGCGCGAGGGCGGGCGCGGCAGGGTCCGAATATATATTCCGTGGCATGGAGCCCCGGAAGTGGACCCGCATAAGCCGGGCGGCGGTCCGATTCATCGAGAGCCCCGCCGGTATCGGTCGCCGGTTAAGTGCCCGAGTTTGGGACCTGACCCCGCCAAGCAAGGCCCGCACCATGAGCATTATCGCGCAAGGGATCGCTGAGGGTGCCCCGGCGGGCAGGATCGCCCGGGACCTTGAAAGCGCTCTAGTCTTCGGTGGCCGAAGCGGGCGCGGTATCTACAGCAAAGAGGCGCAGAATTACATCCGCGTGGCCCGCACCGAATCGACCCGAGCGTACCAAGCCGCGCATATCGCTACGGCCAACAGTAGGCCATGGGCCGACGCTATGGAGTGGCACCTGAGCCCGAGCCATAGAATACCTTGTGTATGTTCCACCGAGATCATTTTTAACGGGCCAGACCCGGCCCACCCTAACCGCTACCCAAAGGGTAGCTTACCCGCCGTCCCACATCCTAACTGTATGTGCTATTGGACGACCGTTATAGCTGCGGATGTCTTCGCAGACCTGGAGGATTAACCCATGGCTTTACCTAACGATCTGAAACACTACAGCAGCGCAGCTAAGGCCGAATACCTAGCCGCGCACGAATACCACACCCTTCGGGGCGCTCAGGGTAGCGCGTCGGATATGCGGGCGCGAGAGGCCGCAGAGCTGGTGGAGGAAGGGCAAGACCGCGCACATGAGAGCATGGCCGAACGTGCCGCACGAAAGGCGGCGGCAAAGCCGAAAGCCGCACCAAAACCCACGCCCAAGGCAGCCGAGAAAAAGGGGAAGTGATCGCATGGGATACACGTTCAATACCCTTCCGCCCGAGCTGGCCGGTAAGGACCGAGCCGTTAAAGAGAGATTTATCAAGGCATACGCCAAGTATGAGGCCGAAGGCGCAGGGCATTTGGACGCTTTGCGCGGAGCCTTGGCCGCGCTGGAGGCACCGGAGCCCGCCCCCCCTAAGCCTATCGGCCTAGAGCAAGCCATTGGCATAGAGAGCCCACCCCCTAAAA